AGATAAATTTCCATTTGTATCTGGCAATGCTACATACGTTAAAGCTGGAGTTTGCATTATTTGAATCCAATTAGCATTGGAATAAATTGCTTCAATGTCTGAAGTAAGATATATTGTGCCTTTGGTATTTTGAGTTTCAAAATATGTTTTAAGTGGAATCCAAGTACCTTGATTTTCTTTTAAATGATTATAAAGACGATTTCTAGGTTCTTGTTTTGCATTTGGAACAGGAGCTCCATTTAATAATTCTAATAAAGAACTTTCATATTGAGTTTGGTATAAGTTAAATTCCGCTTCTACCTTCTCAACATCGACAGTCCAGTTATTATATGCTGACCATATTATATCTGATACTTCTTTAGAATCTGCAACTATATAATTACTAAACGATTCAAAATTGTAATGCCAATCATATTTGTCTAAAACAACTGTCGGCATAAATCTCAAAGCTTCTAAAACTGCAATACCAAATGACTCATTTTTATAAGGCATAAAAGCTACTTTAGAAGATTGAATTATTCTAGCTTTTTCTTCTCCTACAACATCTGAAACGATTTCGAAATTTGTATGGCCTATCTCTGCTAAATCAGCTTCAAACTTTTTAACGTGTGCTGACCTAGTCATAATTTTAGCTTTTATCTCTACACCATACTTATCCTTTATGGCCTTCAATACCTTAATATACTCCCCCGGATTCTTTCTATCTTCGTGCCTTCCTATAAAGAGTAAGCCGTCTTTCTCTAGACTGTTTACGGGAATAGAATCGGTTAATGGATACAATTGTACAACTGCATTCATATTCATATTAATATGATTAAACTTTTCTAAAAGCTTAGATTTGTTTTGCTCTGTCTGAATTAAAGTAGTTACTTGAGGCCAAAACATCATTTTATCAATTAAGTCATAATAGCAATCTTTAAATACCCCTGCGCCTAATTCCGGATTAATTGATTGACACTCATGAGCATAAGATGCAACTTTCATTGACTTATACAATTCCATTTGATAGCATACAAAAGCTGATTCAGTGTCATTGCAAATAACTAAATCGTATATGTTATATGAAAGTGCTTTTACTATTGCAGTTCGAAAATTAATTGATTTTTCAAAATTAAATGAATCTGCAAATTGAAATAAATTGGAATGCTTACCATAAGACAATCTATCTGCTTTGTCCGGAGTAAATACATTTACTCCATATTCTTTTAAGAAGTTTTCTTCAGGTTCTCCATCACACGCAATATCAATGTAATGTCCGTTTTTTATTAGAGTTTCAACAACCCCTTTCATGAAAATTCCGTGCCCTGAACTAGGTCTGAAATTCATTCGATTTATGATGAATAATACTCTTTTCATAACGTTCTTTTAGTGTTTTAGCTATTTTTATTTTTGTAGCCTCTGATACGGGATGTCCAGGCTTACCTTTAAGTTTAGATTCTTTCCCTTTATGTGAATTGGATATTTTTTGTTTGGTATAATCTGAATGACATTTTCCTTCATTCCAAGATTTTTTACCTTTTAACTTTTTAGATAACTTTTTTCTAGTCTCTTCAGATACAATATGGCCTTTTAATTTTAGAGACTGGGCTCTTCGCTCTTCCTCTGTCTTAGGTCTTCCTAACAAAGGCTGATTACCTCCTTTACTTATATTATATCCAATTTCTGATGTTGTTGAATTATAATATAAAATCCAATACACTTCACGTACATTAAGTAATTCTTTAGTATCACATTCTTCTAAAATTTCTTTAGTAAAATTTTCACTTCCATATTTTTTAATAGAAGCTTTTATTAATTTTCCCGAGCCTAAATATTTAGAATTATTATGCGAGTCTTGGCCTATATAAATTTTGCCGTTAATTAGATTTGTTGTTTTGTAAATTATTCCTTTTTTCATAGTATTTTTCCATAGAAGCGGTATTTAATCTTGTTTTGTTACGCTCATAGAAATTTTTAGCATACTGCCTTTTAGCTTCAGCTAATTCTTCAGATGTATTGTATTTCTTTTTACGTCCCATATCAATTATAAATATATACTTTATAGAAAAAAACTTATAGAATTTTCATAAATAGTTAAGTGTGCCAGTCTCGGTTAATTTATCCTTTTAATACTTGTTTAGCACCTGTAGTGCCTGTTAATTTTGTTTCTAATTTGTCAATTCTTGAATCGATGTATTTAATTACATCTTCATGATTTCGATTCGTCCTGTCAATTTCTTGATCAACTCTTCGATCAACCATTAACGTTCGCTCGTCAATCCAACGATTGCAATCAGATACCTTTTCATGAAAGGTTCGATCAAGATCTTGAATATGATCTTTTAATTCATTAATTTGGTTTTCGTTTTTGTTACCCTTTACAATACCCATAACAATTGCAACTGCAAAAAGCAATCCAATCATCGTAAGCATTCCAAAAGCAAATGATAATGTTTCCATAATTTTTCTCCTTTTTATTTAAAGTGAGACTGGCACAGGATAACTATTAATCTAATTTATCGACAAAGCGATAAAATTCGTTTCTTGCTGCATGGTCGTCTATAAATGCTCCTGATAGTTTTGAAGTCATCATTGTCGAATCATGACGCACTCCTCTTACACAGGCACACATATGTTTTGCGCCAACCATAACTGCAACTCCTTTATTTCCTTCACAAACTTCATTTATATAATCATGAATTTGCATAGTTAAATTTTCTTGAACCTGAGGTCTTCGAGCGAAGTACTCTACAATACGATTTAATTTAGACAATCCAATTACTTTACCATCTGGAGAAGGAATATATGCAACGTGTGCGTATCCAATAAAAGGCAAATGATGATGAGAACAAAATGATTTCACATCAATATTACCTTGAAATACTACACCGTCATATGAATCTAAATTATCAAATGCTGTAATTTTCGGAGCATCGACATAACATCCTTGAGCTAAATCATTAACAAATGCTTTTGCAACTCTGCGTGGAGTGTCTGAAGAATTAGGATCATTTTCCCAATCAATTCCTAACGCAGTCATATAATTACCGTAATGTTTAGCGGCATGCTCTATCATAGCTAGCTTTTCTTCTTCACTGCGTGGAATAGAAGAGTTCGCATATTTTAATAATTTCTTCATACTTAAATATAAGGGTTTCTTTTGAATTAATCAATTAATACAGCAAGTAAATCTGACTCGCGATATAATAGATATTCTTCTTTTGCAATTTTCACTGACTGTCCATTTCCATATGGAGGAAGCATTACTTCATCTCCTACTTTAACTGACATTGGAATTGAAACTCCATTTTGAGTATACAATCCTTCTCCAACTGCAATTACTTTACCCATTTTAACTTCATCAGCTGTTACTGTTTCTGGAATGATAATTCCTGAAGCTGTTTTTTTATCTTCCTTGGTCTTGTATTCTTTAACCAATACTCTGTCGCCTAGTGGCTTGATGTTTTTATTTTCCATAAATTATACTCCTCTTTTTGTGTCAAATGCAATAATATGTTCTCTGCCTGTAAAGTTATATCCATTGTTTGTACAAAAATCAAACACCATTGGATACACTCTAATTAATTCTTCTCTGTTATCACCTGGAGGCATTATCCAAGTTTTATTTTTAGGAATATTCATTTCAACTCTGAAAGCTTCAATCTCTTCCCAAATCTCTGGCATCTCGTCAGGATTACATACTGGCTTAAAATGATAATTTGTATGATATTCCATTAACTGCTTAATAGCTTCTTTATTTACTCGAAGCTTATTATGTAAGTCAATCATCTTTTGATCAGTCGTCGCACCTTTTGGTGTAAGTACTCCCAACTTAGGAACAGAATTGCTAAATTTAGGACTAAGAGATATAAGACCAATTGGAAAGTCTGTTTCAATAAAGTGACTACCTTCAGTCTCCATTGTAATAATAATTCCTCTTTCATTTGCGAAATGTGTTAGTTCATTTACTAAATCTGGGTGCATAGTCGGACTACCACCTGTTAGCATCATTTCTTTAACATCAGGTCTTTCATCATACATTTTAATAATGTCATTGAAAGTAAATCCACCTTTTTCAGGATGAATTGAAGTGTACCATGAATCACACCATCCGCCTTCTCCAAACCAACATCTATGAGTACAACCTGTTGTTCTAACTGCTACCGTTGGAAAGCCAGCTCTAGAACCTTCAGATTGAACACAATAATAAAGCTCAACTACTGGAAGCTTTTTACTGTAATCTTTTATTCTACCTGCTTTCATTATGCTCTTTGTTTTGATTTTAATTTAGCTGCTTTTTCAGCTTTTTTAGATTTTGTCTGCTCGCCTTTAGTTTGATCATCAGCTTGCTTTTCTGATTTAATGGCTCTAGCAGATGCTTTCCATTCTGATTTAGGCACGTATTTAGCTCTACCAAATTTTACTTGTTGTTCAGCTACTTCATCACTTACTCTCTCGTAAGTTCCATTTTTGAAAATTGTTTTCATAACTATTTATTTATTTTTAAAGTTGACTCATTAATTCTAAAACTCTTTCGTGCTTACCTTCATATCCATATATAGGAGTACCTTCACCTACATAAGTATTAAATACGTTATATTCTAAATACTCACTAGCTTCTTCCCAGGTCATATCATCACGAAATCTTAAAATGTCATGCATTTTATCTCTGTCATAAATAACTCTAAAGATTTCATTAGAAGTATCTAAACCTATAATAGCATCTTCAAAGCCATCTGCTAATAATGTATTATTCTGACTCATAGATTGATGAATTTTTACCATGCTCAAAACACTCTACTTTAATTACTTTACATCTAGCGCCATCTGTATTAGATAATACTTCATTGAATTTATCTGATACTAATTTAGCTAATGATTCACAACCCATCTTATCCATTACTCTAATACTACACAATCCTTCCATTGCGGCTGACTGAAAGAAATCTAAATATGGATCGTCTTTTTCAATTAATAAAGTATGGTCCCACATATAATCCATCCAATCTTTCAAACCATTTCCTACTGGTTTAGTTTTAAATCCTCCAAAATCAACAATCCAATTCATTTCATCTAATTGTTTGTCGATATCAGGTTCGTTAGATGCAAACCATACTTTAAAATAAATTCCATACCCATGGAGTAGTTGACAATGTGAATGTTGTGCTTTCCACTGTCTGATTGCAACTGAATAGTTATCAAACGTTTTTGTCGAAATATATCTTTTCATATTTTAAATATAATATTTTCTTTTGAATTAAACAAGTATTTTCATTTTGCGAAGAGAGTTTATTGCAATGCGTTCTCCCATTGATAAAAATTCTTCTTGCTTTGTAGTCGACAATGCAATGTCGATCATTTGTTGAACCCATGCTTTTTGCTCAGGTGTAGCTTTTTTCAAATATTCACCTAGCACTTCCATTTGGAAGTAATTTTCCAAAATGATTTTTGGTTCTGGAGTAACTGCATCCACAAATGAACCTAAATTATTATTTTTAGGTTGCCTAGGAACTCGCGGAGTGCGAGTTGAGCTTGTTTCTTTTGCCATAACTGTTTATATATTATTAGTCTTGTGTTTGATTCGATTGACGATATTTAGCTTTTATAACTTCTTTTCGTCTAGTAACTGAAGGCTTTTCAAATGCCTGTCTTTGTCGAAGTTCTTCAACAACTTTAGTTTGTTTAAACTTTGTCTTAAATTTTTTCAAGGCTTTTTCCAAACCGCCTTTTTCATCTTTGATTTCGATATATATCATTTATTTTTAAATATAGTTAATTCTTTTAACATTACCAAATTAATCTGTTAGTGATTCAAAGAATTTAGTAATACACTTTTTATGGTCTTTTACCTGAACCGTAAATATAGGTTCTTTACTAATTCTTTTTCCATTCCTAGATGAAGTCCAAATTGATGTATGATCTGGAATTTGATATCCTCTACATTCAGCTACGTGATAATAAGAGTTATTGATCTCAAATACCCAGCATTGCAACTTGGTACTCGTAGGCACTTCTTTTACTGATTCTAATATCTTAGTTATATCCATATTTTTTATTTATCTTTAAATATATGATATTCTTTTGAAGAAACCAAATCTTTAATATAAATAGTAGAATACTCCCATTTTCGGTGGGAGTATCTTAAATATTTAGTTATATTAATTCAGAAGCTTTCATTACTTAACTCCTAACGCTTTTAATACTTTAGGTAAGTCAGATGCTTTGAATAATGAAGCAGATTCAATTTCAACTTCTGAAACGATTACATAAGGCTGTCCATTTACTTTGTAAACTTCAATTCCTGAAAATCGCGGGCCTAAACCTTCAAATTCCACCTTTACTAGTAAAGCAAGTGTATATCCAGCATCTTTAATTGCTCCTAATTGACCTTCGTTTCCGTCTTCCCATTTATCTTCAACACCTTTTAAATAAAAATCTATTGAATTATCTCCTTGTATATTTAAAGCTTTGCTAACTTCAAAATCTTCATATTCTTCAAAGTCAGCAGTTGAATTAACTGTCTTAACTTCTTTTAAAGATTTTTTTGATAAGCTTTCTTTCATTACTGCTTTAATCTCTTCACGTATTAATTTACGAAATTCTTGTATTTTCATATTATGATAGTTTTTTTTATTTTAAATAAATATGTTATTATGATAATTCTTTTGAAGAAACCAAATCTTTAATATTAATAGTAGAATACTCCAAATTGGAGTATCTTAAAATTTATCTTTGGTCTTCAATATACGCCTTTCCTTTATTTCTAGATTTTAATCCAAAACGATATCCGTCTTGAGAAGACTCTACCGTAGCAAACTCAGACATATCTTTAGATACATAAGTAACTTCTTGATAAAAATATACTAATCCTGATTTTCCGCCAAAAAATGTGTCTTTAATAGCTGATAATGAGTTAGTAAATATTTTTGGATTGGTTACGAAAGGATGATTAAATAAGTCAGTTAATATAATTTTTCCTTCTTTTGATTCGTCAGAAACTGCGCTACCTACTTTAATTTTAACTTCTTTACTTGAGCCGGCAGACTTTGTAATTTCGTCAGCATCTTCTGGGCTAATCCAATATGAAGAATCTGCTTTTGATCCTTTAACTGCTATTCTAGAAGTTGTAATGTCTTTTTTCAAAGGTACCGTTTTTATTTTATGCAATTCAATTGCACTATTATAAACGTTATTCATCATACTAGTAGGAATATCGCCTGGCGACTCTAATACATCGCCTCCTTTTGGCTTAATAGTTGATATTTCATTAATGATGCTATAAATTTTATTCATAGCTTCTTTTGACCCTAATGACATAACATTACTTTTAATTTTAGGATCTTGTAGTTTACGTACTAATGAATAAAATTCCATTAGTTGTTTTGTAAATGGATACTTAGATACTTTACCTTCCGCGCCTGGTCTAATTTGACCATATTTATATTTATTCTCGCGATTATCATATACCCATAAAGATTTTACTTCATAATGCTTTCCTTGATCGTCAATATCAAATGACTCAGTCGATCCTTGCACTACGGCTTTATCAACTGCGAATGATATAAATAATTCTCCATTTCCAATTGCTTGACCAACGGCAGTATCCCATAATTTTTTATATGGTTTATATGAAACGTTATTTAACTGCTCTACTGAATCTAACGATTTAAAAAACTTTGCAAATTCTTTAATTTCACTCGAAGATAGTCCTTTTGCAGTTTTAATAAACTCTTTTCGTAAAGCGCTTGGTATGGTATCTATAAATTTAATAAATTGTGTTTTTTTATCATCGGATGGCAGGCTGTTGTATAATTTATCAAACCCTTCTTTTTTAAGTAAATCAATATTAGATATAAAATCAGGCGCTTCTGTTAATCTTTCAAAAGGAGATTCAATTCCTTTTTCTTCTAATATAGTTTGCAAATGCAACATATCAGATCGATCATTCATATCTGGATATCCTTTATCACAACGATAACTCCATTCAGTTACGATAGATTCAAAATCAGGAATTGTAACTTCTGGTGTTGAAGTCGTT